ACCTAGCCTCTCCTACAAATTTAGTAATTTCATTATTAAGTAGAGTTAATGATTGACCAATTGTAATGTCAGTTTTAGCAAAAAGAGCATCAACTTCATCTTGGACATTTTTAAGTGCTTTAACGATTTCCTGTGAAGTGATTTTTCCTTCAGCAGCTACTGAACGTAATTCACCTACAGTAATACCCATACCTTTAGCAATAGCCTTTGCTAGAGCTGGTGTTTGTTCCATAACGGAGTTAAGTTCTTCACCACGTAATGTACCGCTTGCCAAAGCCTGCCCGAATTGAACTAAAGCTGCATCAGCTGCTTCTGCACTTGCACCACTGATCGCAACTGCTTTTGATACCGTTTCAGTTAAGCGGGCCGTATCATCCATAGTTAAATTCAGTGTTTTAGCATTGTCACTAAAACGTTGGTACACCTGTAAAACAGAATCCCAAGCTAAATATGTCTTTTGAGCAATTCGGAATGTATCTTCAGTTGCCTTGTTTAGCTCAACTTGATTGTTAGTGACCAACTTAAGGCGGTTTTGTAGTCCAGTATATGTATCCATCTTTGAAATGGCAGAACTTACTGTTACTAGCCCAGCCATATACCCAGCTAGTGCTCGAGTAGCTACAGATAAGCCATCCATAGACTTAGAAGCATAATCACCTTTACGCTCAATGCTATCCAGTTCATTGCCTAGATTACGCGCATTACGTTCAGCATTTTGCGAATCAATAACAATGACCAAACGGGATTCTTGTGCCATCTTACTTTTCCTCTAGGCAATAAAAAAACCCGCTTGCGCGGGTTTCATTTCTTTTACTTACTTCAAAGCTTTACTTAACAGTATTTACTTGATCTTTAAAGCGTTTTAATGCGTGGTAAGCCTTACTATCCTTAGAACCATCAATAATCGGATTTTCGATTAGTCCCTTGCTAGTATTAACTCGAATCCAAGCTCTTTTTGAATTAAGAATTTTATCCACTACGGTTAAATCAGTAACAAATACTTTGCTAGACTCCAATAAAGTACCAGTTGAAAAATCCGTTAAAGTGTTTTCTCTTAATTTGATTATTTCTCCATCAATATTCAAATCAACAGAGTTTATAGAAACGATTGAATTTATAACTGATATCTTTAACCCTACAAGATTCGGGTTATTGCTTAACCAAATCGCGCCTATTAAAGGACAAACCATTTGATCACATGCAACACTATGCCCATCAATAAAAACTCTTTTTGATCCATCAAATCCACTTGTAGTTACTTTAGGTGCCAACCCAGATGTTGTAGCGCACCCCACCAACCCAAGACCAATTAAACCCGCAGCCAATATTTTTTTCATGAATTTCACCGTTTGTTATAAAGTGTACTAACTTTAACAAACTGATCATTAAATGTCACATAAAGAAAACCCGCACTAGGCGGGTCTTATTTAATTAAGATAAATACCATTCAATTGTATGGATGGGTTGTCCACCTAGTTGTGAATAGTGCGTCATACCATGCTTCAATGCTCTTCGATTTAATGCATTGGCATGTACCGCCATCTCTTGAGTTATCCCTATTACCTGTGCAGCACATTCACTGCGCAAGATACTCAGTGCCGGATAAATATCGTTCTTAATAATTTTTGAAATCTTAGGCACAAACCACATTAAGAACTGAACATCGGTGTCGTTCCAAGGTGCAGATGTAGGTGAGATAGGCTTACCAAAACCATCACAAAGCCAATTCATAGCATCATCGAAACGATTAAATGGAATTTCATGGTAAGAGTTTACACCAATGAATTCATGAAGTTTTGTATAGATAGTTTGCCAATGTTCGCCCGTCCGAAGATGTCTAGAATTAACAGCCTCTTTTAACATCTGCTTTTGTTCGGCAGTTACTAAAGGGGCAACTGAGACAGGTTTACCAACTTCTTTATCCAGAATATCTAAAACCCATTTTCTAAACTGTTTTGCTACTGAAGTACGTGCGAACATAGCTATTAGATGGCAACCTCGTAAACTAAAAATACGAGTCTTAACTTCCTGCAACTCATTGTTTTTATTACTTGTGGTCAAATTGACCACCTGTGTCATTGCGTCTGTAAATTCATCTTGGTTGCGATTAAAGATTTTAGTTACTGATCGTGTATCCGAATAATCTAACCCTTTAGCCAATTCTGTTGAGGTTAGCCAGATTTGTCCATCTTGCTGAATAGCTGAAAAATTTACTTCGTTAAAACTTAATGCTAAACTTGTCATAGGTTTAATTCCTTTGTGTGGGTTAAACAGAAGCAGATTGATCTTGGCGGACGTCTGCTTTTTTCATGTCTTCAATATTCATGCTTTCGCACCTGATTTAGCTAAAAATTCCTTAATAGCTTGATTAATTAAATAATTTAACGATCTGTCCTCCTCTTTGCCTTTTTGCTTCAACGCATCTAAATATGCATCATCCAAAAAACGTAATTTATATTGGTGTCCTTTTTGCACTCTCATAAAAACCTCTAACACATCATTTAGGTACGTTTAAATTATGTACCTCTTTTATGCCATTGTCAACATCATAGAGGTACTCTATTATTCGAGTATTCTAAATTTGCGGTATATGGTTTATTTTTATGAGCGAAAATCAAAAAGATCCTCAATACAAGTTGCGCTGGTCTGAAGAGCTTCGCGGGAAGATCACAGATGCAGCAAAGGAAAATAACCGCTCAATTAATGCTGAAATTACCCAGCGCCTTGAAGATTCTTTTACAAACAAAAGTGTTGACCCTGATTTTTTCCAAAAGAATATGAATTTCTTCCTTGCAGCTTACTGTGCTGGTTTGGAGAGCAACTATGATGAAGCAATTGCTCAGTTAGAAGAGGCTCTTTCAAAGTCTTCCACAATGGATGAGCAAACAAAACAGTACCTCGAGCACAGGCTACAAGTTAATAAAATTCTTAAAAAAGAAATGAACAGATTGGTTCGGATGAACTCCGAAAGAATTAAGGATCCTCAAATAGTAGATTCTGATAAGCTATTGTAAATAAAGCACCCCACGGTGCTTTTTGGCGCAATAAAAAACCGCTATCTCTAGCGGTTCGTTGAATGTTGCTTACTATTTTTGAGTAGTTGGCTTAGAGGTTTGCTCGCCATTAGACGCAGGTACTTTGCGAAGTACTAGAATTACTAAAATGGCTGCTAATGTTGAGAAAGCAGCTGTTGCAACCCAAGGATAACCTGCATATAGAGCATAAACTGCTACACATAGAATCCCTATTCCTATCAACACTCCAAATATTAAACCAAGAAGGAATAATTGAGAGTTATGTTTTTGATTCTCAATGTTTGCAGTATTGATGCGCTTATTTTCTGCCATTTGATGGCGAGCCACTTCATGACTCATAGTCTGTTCATTCTCAACAATCTGCATTAAACGACTAGCTAGACCAGGTTGGATTTCTTCAAATGCCTTAACCAAATCAGGAGGCGGGTATGGTGAGTAGCTTTCCGCCTCTTCTACAGCAACAGATACATCATTGCCGTTTTTTGTTGCGATGCCACGTTTAGTTCGACGATGTTGAGACATTAATTAGGTATTTATAATGAGTTAAGTTCAGGTTGTTTACTGCGCAAGTCACATGCGATTCTGTTGGTAGCTTTTGTCATGTTTTTGCCGACTGCTTCCCAATGTTTTGCTGCATTACCAATTGGTCGCGGATCTTCCATTTTTGCAGGCTCAACAGCATGTACTGGGACACGAGGTGCTAATACAAAAGCTGCTAGCAGACCTTCTGTAAAGTACTTCATACCTTTGTTCATTTTTTATCGCCCTTATATTTAATGGGTGTCATAAAACATACAATTTTTATGACAGAAAAACCCTCTTATCATTTGATAACAGGGTCTCTATAGGAACAAGGGTACGCACTAATGACATTTCTGTCAATAAGGAATCTTTACTGGAATGTCAAGGGAATAGGCGTATTATGTAACATCAAGTGCGCTATATCACGTCGCATAGTCTAGATTATGCACCAAAGTTAGTACTTAAGTCTTCGTCGCTCGTTGCGTCGCCTTCTTATGGCACTCCTCCAAAAACAAATTATCCAATGCAAAAATACAGTCATTAAAAATTTGAGCAGCCACTGGCAAATCATTATGCTCTGCATAGACATTGATTGCCTGCTGATCTAAAGATAACGGGATACCCTGCTCATATCGTCTGGATCTGGCAATAGTACTAAATGCCGAAAGAATAGAGTCAGCCGCATACGAATATTCTGGCGGATCCGGAATACGGCCGCCTAAGAACTTGATTTGTTCGATTTCGTGCGGCGTTTTCGACGCATACGTTTTTTGGTATTTGTAGAGCTCGATGACTTTCCCAGAATTAAAGCCTTGTCCTTGTCTGCGTCTTCCTGAATCTTCTGGGCCTGTTCTTTAATGAATAGCCAGATTGAAATACCAATATCACCAAGATTAAGAAGCTTTGAGGCATTCTCAGGTGTATAGGGCTTTTCAGATTCAACCGTTTTACCGTCTACGATTTCGGCAAATACCACACCTTTCCAGTCTTCGATTAAGTGGGCGGCGCAAGCATCCATTAACAATTCATGGTAAAGCTTGGCATTTTCATCTTTGACCATCACATCATAGCCTTTAGACGAGATCTGATTTCCTGCTCGTTCAATAGCTACCTGAAAAGGCTTATAAGCGATACCACGGACTTTAAATTCTGCCTGTACCTCTCCATCAGCACCTTTGTATTCGCACCATTTTGATACGTCCGAGCTTTTAATAATTCCGACTTTTAAAGCCATAGCAACCTCTAATTTTTAGAAATAAAAAAGCCCATGGGATTCCATAGGCTTTGTTACTGAATAAGTTAATTACACAAGAGCACGTACAATTGTTGGCGCTGTACGAACTTGGGCAAAGTTGATATCTACAGTAATGATGTCATCACCACCGCCATCCGGGTGATTGGCTTCCATGACTTCTAATTGAGGGAAGTTAAACGAGTATTTACTGCCTTTGCTGTCTCTGATGTCGAAGGTCAGTGTAAACACATCACGGGTTTTGATTGCATCAATCCACCCTGCAGCAGTTGAAGAGAACATGAATGAAGCATTCGCTTCAATATCCATCATCTTTTCAATGTAAAACTCAGGTGTGTATTTACCTGAACCAATACAACGGATCGCTTCAAGGTTATTGTTAATAGAAATGGTCAAAGACTGTAGACATGCTTTGCCTTGAATTGACTGGCCGTTTACAAGCAAGTTTTCCACGTTCGGCATACTCACCAGCGGACGAGTCGAAGCTGCAACCGGATTCACTACAGGGTTCGTTTGCTGACGAGTAAACGAGCTACCTACAAGACCAAAGTTACCAGTGATTTTCCCCGTGGTCTGGATAGTAATTTCACCAGAATTAACCTGTACTCCACGATAAATAAAGACTTGGCCAACATCTTCGAAAACTTTAACCAGCGTTAATGACTTACGTACCGTACCACCAAAACTTAAAGCGTTACCCGCCCAATTATTGAAGGCTAAAGCACTTAGGAATAGATCAAATGTTCCAAGTGATAATTCAAACTCTAACTGACCTGCTACTTCTGCTTCAGTAACTACCCCACCTTGTCGAAAACGTGAATCAACCACTTCACTGCTTTCTTCAGTAGAAACATTTTCAGATAAACCATCACTTACACGGCGAACTGTGTACCAGATCGGGTTTGCTGGAGTTGTTCCTAAAACTGCTTCTTCACAAGCATATAATCGAATTTTTGCGCCTGAACTCATTTATGGTTCTCCAAAATTTAGGCAATAAAAAACCCGCTTTTTAAGCGGGTTATTAAAGTGTTTCGTCTGTGTCTGAGATTTCTGGCGGCTCCACGCCATTCATGGCTGCAGCAACTGCCTGAGATAAGTTAGTCGGCTGGAAATCCACTGGTGTTTCACTCAAAGGTTCTTCTTGGCTCCGGCTC